TTTTTAATATAACAAGGGAAAAATTTTATGGTACCACATAAGAAAGACAACTCACACACAATTCAAAATATAGGAATGGTTGCCGTTCTCATTGCAGTGCTATTTGGGGTCACCCAAATGATGGATACAGTACGTGATGTAGACCGTTTAGTTGTATATATTGATTCTCAAAAGGACCATTTAGACGAAATAGATGCTCACATTGAAGAATTTAAAGATATAAAATCTGGATTAGTTGCCCACGAAGATGACGATTTAGAAGAATTTCGTGAAGTATCAAAACGACAAGTTTTAATCTCTGAACAACTCAAGCACCTAGAAGAGGGACAAAAGTTTTTGATGCAAGAAATGATTAAAATCAATAGACAACCTTCAATTACGAAAGAGGTTTCGCAGGAATAAGGTAACATTATATTATGACAATTACTACTTATCTAGGAAATCCACTTCTTAAACGTGTTAATGTACCTCACGAATTTACAGAAGAAGAGATTATAGAATATGTAAAATGTAGAGATGACCCAATTTATTTCATTAAGAACCACATCCACATTGTTAATGTCGATAAGGGGTTAATGAAATTTGAGTTGTGGCCTTTTCAAGAAAAGTTAATACAGACTTTAGTTGATGAGCGTTTCTGTATCGTTAAATGTCCAAGACAGTCTGGTAAATCTCAGACTAGTTTGGCATTTATGTTGCATTACGTTCTGTTCAATGACCAAAAAAGTGTCGCCATTCTAGCCAACAAAAGTGCAACGTCACGAGAGTTGTTGGGAAGATTACAGATGGCATATGAAAAACTTCCTATATTTCTACAGCAAGGCGTATCAGAATGGAACAAGGGTTCGATAGAACTTGAGAACGGTTCTAGAATTCTTGCTGGTTCAACATCTTCTTCCTCTATACGTGGATATTCATTCAACCTGATTTTCCTTGATGAGTTTGCATTCGTTCAACAAAATATGGCAGAAGATTTCTTCCGTTCTGTATATCCAACAATCTCCTCTGGTAATACATCAAAGGTCATTATCGTATCTACTCCAAACGGTATGAACCACTTCTATAAGATGTGGTCTGATGCAGTTGAGGATAATTCTAACTACCATCCATTTGAAATTAATTGGTGGGATGTTCCAGGTAGAGATGATGCTTGGAGAAAACAAACAGTTGAAAATACAAGCGAAGAGCAGTTTAGACAAGAGTTTGAGTGTGAATTCCTTGGCTCTGCTGGTACACTCATATCCGCAACGAAACTCCAACAACTAGCAGTGAAAAGTCCAATAATGACTATGCAAGAATTGGATGTATATGACGAAGGAGAGCAAGGCCGCAATTACTTTATGACAGTTGATGTTGCAGAGGGCAGAGGTCAAGACTATTCAACAATGAATATAATTGATATATCAGAACTTCCTTTTAAACAAGTTGCTAAATTTAGGTCAAACACCATATCACCTATGCTTTTGCCAACTGTTATTATGCAAGTTGCACAATCCTACAATGATGCCACAGTTCTTATAGAATCAAATGGTCCTGGTGCCGAAGTTTGTAACATACTCCATTATGATTTAGAATACGAAAATACAATCAACGAATCTGGAATTACCGCTAAATTCGGCATAAAAATGTCTAAAAGAGTTAAGGCGATTGGTTGCTCTAATCTCAAAGACCTTATTGAGAATGATAAGATACTTATTAACGATTTAGAAACCATTTCAGAATTAGCACAATTTATTACTAAAGGAACATCTTGGGCAGCCGAAGGCGGAGGAACAGATGACCTTGTTATGGGGCTTGTGATGTTTGCTTGGTATGCCACTCAGCCAAATTTCAAAGAATTGAACGATATTGATTTGAGAATTAGCCTTATGGCTGGGAAAATTAAGCAGATAGAAGATGACCTAACCCCGTTTGGATTTATTGACGATGGAATTGACGATAAGGAAGGCAGTTATGTCAGAGAAGGCTCAGAGATATGGCAGTTACAATAAAGGAATACTAAGTGAAGTCTAGATATTGTGTCAAATGTGAAGCAATGTTCAAATATGACTGTTCTTGTCCTAATAACCTAAGAATGTCGGTAATTAAGAAAGAATTTGAGAAAATGCGTGATAGTAAAATAAAAATGGCTCAGGAAGCCCTTAGAACCCTTTCCGTAAAGACTCAAATTTTATAAATATGAGTAATGGTTGAATAGACTCTTTGGAAGAATCGCAAGATAACTCAATAACGGTACTACATTCGGGTTCACACAGCCATAAAGTGAACAATTTAATTTAAATATAGGAGAAAAACGATGGGATTTCAATTAAGCCCAGGCGTTCAGACAAAAGAAATAGATTTGTCAACGTCTATACCCGCAGTTGCTACCTCTCTAGGTGCTACCGTAGGTCGTTTTACTTGGGGGCCGGCTTTCGAGCCATACTTGTGCACCTCAGAAGCCGACCTTGTAGCAGTTTTTGGGCAACCAACTAACGATACATACCCTGCGTTTCTTTCTTCTGCCGCCTTCTTGAAGTACACAAATAGTCTTCAAGTAGTACGAGTGGTTGACTCTGGAGCAATGAACGCCGCTCCAAGTGGCAACGTAACTCAAATAACTGGTGCAGAAGATTTTGATACGCAACTCGAATCAGGTACTTTGACAGAGGGCTTTTATGCTCGATATCCTGGTACTTACGGAAATGGAATTTCTGTAGAAACTCATAGTGGCGATGCTACTTGGGATTCTTGGCAATACCAAGGCGCTTTTGATGTAGCACCTGATGCCTCTAACAACGAAATTGCAATTGCTGTTGTTGTTGATAGTGTCGCCGTAGAAACTTACCTTGTCGGAATGACTCAAGGCACCAAGAATTCAGATGGTGGCAATATTTGGGCAGAAGATAAAGTTAACAAAATGTCCAAACTTGTTTGGGTAGTTACAGATAACGTCACTAATGGTCCTGGTCCCACAAAAGTAATATTTACTGGTGGTATTGCAGTTTCGGCTGGAGTTCCTGCTCATTGTGACGATGGGAGTGCTGATGACCAAGCAACTTGCGAAGGCAATAGTAATGCTTGGGTTGTGGCTGTTGATGCTGGAACAGTTGGTGCTAACGAGTATATGCAAGGTTGGAACAAGTTCCAAAATGCAGATGAAATCAATGTTAGTCTATTGTTTGCTGGTGGAGTCTCTAACGAGTCCGAAGCCACTGTATCAATAGTATCTAAGTATATGATTGAAACTGTTGCAGAATACAGAAAAGATTGTATTGCTGTTGTATCCCCACCAAAAGCAACTGTAGTTAATGTTGGTGGAGCCACTAACGCTGTTAACAATGTTATCGCTTGGAGAAAAGACGTTTCTTTTAACTCTGCATCTTCATACGGTACTCTTGATGGCAACTTTAAGTACGTTTATGACGTATATTCTGACACTTATCGCTGGATTGGATTCAGTGGTGATATCGCAGGACTTTGTGGTCATACAGACGCAGTTCGTGATGCTTGGTGGTCACCTGGTGGACTAAATCGTGGACAGATTAAGGGTGTTGTAAAACTCGCTTATCAGCCTTCTTTAGCACACAGAGACCAGTTGTATATGCTTCCTAATGGAATCAATCCAATTGTTTCTTTCCCTGGACAAGGTACTGTTCTTTGGGGAGACCGCACTCTACTAACTAAGCCATCTGCATTTGATAGAATCAATGTACGTAGATTGTTTATTATTTTAGAAAAAGCAATTTCCATATCTGCAAAATACTTCTTGTTCGAGTTCAACAACGAATTCACCCGCAAGAACTTCTTGAATATGGTTAATCCATATCTAGCTGGTATTCAAGCCAGACAAGGAATGTATGATTTTTATGTGCAGTGTGATGCTGATAATAACACAGGCGAAGTCATCGATGCTAACCAGTTCGTGGCTAGTATTTTCATTAAACCATCCAAATCAATCAACTTTATCACGCTTAACTTCGTTGCTACGAAGACCGGTGTTGATTTTGCTGAAGTGATTGGCCAAGTATAAGGGGAGATAAAAATGGCTTTCGCAATTACAGACTTCGCTAATCAATACACTGGCGATTACGCACGACCAAACCTCTTTGAGGTTGAAATCGGCGAATTAAACAACGCAAAAATGCTTATTAAAACGGCAACTCTACCAGCATCTACTGTTGGGGCGATTGAAGTTCCTTACCAAAATAGGAAACTCAAACTTCCTGGTGACAGAACATTCGCTGATTGGAGTGTCACTATAATGAACGATGAGACTTATGCACTACGAAAACTGCTTTTAAGTTGGCAGAAAGACATTACTGGTTTTACCAGTTTTTCTTCTGCTGTAGCCGCTAATAGTACGCATAAAGAACTTGTAGTTCGTCCTTACAATCGTGATGGAACGGCATCTACTGGCATAATCAAGTTATATGGTTGGCCTTCAGATATCGGAACTATCGATTTGTCCTGGGACACTGCTGATGCAGTTCAAGAATACACTGTAACATTCAGTATTTCTTGGGATGACGGTGGTACACCAGTATCAGTCGTAGTATAACGTCTTGATAAGTAACCCTGTTAGTGAGTATAAATAGTTGTATGAATGCTTACTTAACAAGAAATGTGATATAATATGGAACTATTTGGTTATAAGATAGAGAAGAGAATTGGCTCATCTGTGGTCGACAAAGGAACAAAATCCTTTGTCGCACCAAACCTAGACGATGGTTCTACCGTAATCGATGGCGGAGGCGTAAATGCCTTCGCTATCAATTTCGATGCCGCATTTCAGACACAACAAGAACTTATTGGTAAATATCGCACGACTGCAAGACATCCCGAAGCGGAATCTGCAATCGATGATATTGTCAATGAGGCCATTGTATTGGACCCATATAAAGACCCAATACATATCCATCTTGATAAATTGGACAACATTAATGTTCCCGATAATATCAAGAAAATGATTGGGGACGAGTTTGATACTATTTCTAGGAAACTAGACTTTAATCAATCTGGCCCTGATATTTTTAGGAGATGGTACGAAGATGGTGCTATACATTATCATATCATATTTGACAACGATAATATCAAGAAGGGCATCAAAGAGTTAAGATACATCGATTCTACTAATATCAAGAGAATTAAGGAAGTCCTTAAGGAAAAAGATAAATCAGGAGTTGAAGTAGTTACGGGCGTAGAAGAATATTGGTTATATTCTAAAGAGACTAGAGGTATGTCTCAAACCCTTAAAGTTGCTCTAGAGGCAGTCGCAATGGCTGATTCTGGATTGTATGATAAAGAAAAAGAGGTAACTCTTTCATATCTACACAAAGCAATGAAACCAATAAATCAACTTCGTATGCTAGAAGATGCGATGGTGATTTACCGAATTACAAGAGCACCTGAAAGACGGGTGTTCTATATTGATGTTGGCAACCTGCCTAAGACTAAAGCAGAACAATATCTACGAAACATTATGAACAAGTTTAAGAACAAAATGGTTTATGATGCTTCTACTGGTACTGTAGCAGATGGCAAAGATACAATGTCAATGATGGAAGATTTTTGGCTACCTCGTAAAGAGGGTGGTCGAGGAACAGAAGTACAAACCTTGCCTGGTGGACAAAATCTAGGCGATATGGATGATGTAATATACTTCCAAAAGAAAGTGTATCAAGCACTCCACGTGCCTGCATCAAGAATGGAATCTGACACTGGTTGGAGTATGTCTCGTTCTGGTGAAATTACCAGAGATGAGATTA